GCGCGGACATTGATTGTTTTGGTTGCAACCCTGAAACAAAACGATTTGTTCATGAAGAGAGAACGCTTGACGAGTTGGACATTCGTGGACAAAATGATGCGGGAAAATTAACAACTGGAGAAACTCCTACATACTCTGTTTTAACAACCGACATAGGAACAAAAGCTAGATTGATTAATAAACCCCAGACAGATTCTCCTCAGTATTTTCAAGGCGTAAACACTTGGAAAGATACATTTGATGAACAGATGGAATTGTATGACAAAAGATATACTCCAACTGCTTCATATTTTACACCAAATTATCCATCAAGAAAAACATTATCTGGAGAATTTACCGATAATGGACCATTGGCTGCAAATGCATTTTTGTAAAATATAACTAATAATTCAATGGTTAGTTATATTTATTTAGATTTTGATGCCACAACTTTATCAATAACAGACTCTTTTGCAACATTCCTTATGATTTTATTGTAATTATTTTCATCTTCTTCTTCAGTTGCGCCACCCATAGAGTTTAATACAATTTGATTGTAATCTGTATTTTTTTTGGAATTATAGTCATTTGAATCTGGATTTTCATCTTTCCAGTCATGTATTTGTTTAAAGTTCTTGGCAGCGATATATTTGATCGCCGTTTTCATCTTTTTCTTTTCATCATCATCTTTCTCCCAGATATCCTTGTCTTTTACATATACAACCTCGCGCTTTAAGTCACTACAATGAATGGGTCGTTTGAAAACATCCAGCTCTTTGAGACCTCTAATGAAGAGTTTTGAAATACCTTCAGAGTATCCTAACCTCCCAACCATATCCAAGTCGGTTGTATTTAATTGGAGCTGATTAATAAAATCCATAATATTTAGTGCGTCTTTACATTGTTCATTCAAGAAGAACTGCAAATTGAAGTTATTTGTGTTATTTGTAGTATTGTTGATAGTTTTTGCTTCTTTCGCCATTTCTATCATTTTATTATTTTGTTCAACAATCAAATCTTTGAACTCTTGATTTTGTTTTATTAGTTCCATGTTTTGGTTTAATAAGAGTGCGACAATTGAATTAGGTTGTTGAGAATTGTCGGTAATAGTGGTTGAACTTTCTTTGGCGCATTTTTTGCCATGTTTCCATAAACCAGAGCTTGATGTATATTTTTTACCACACTGGCAACTGTATGTTGGCGTTTTTTTTATTTCCGCGGTTTCCAAATTATTTCCAATGACACGATGAGCATGTTTTTTGGTGTTAGTGTGTCTCATCCAATCACACAACTTACTGCATTTAAAGTCACAACAATTGCAATAAAAATCGGCGTTTTTTGGCGTTAAATTTGTTTCCGGCATTTCCATATATTGGAAATAGAAAAAACGCCTAAACCTTTTTCCCCGAAAATATATAAAATTTTATGGTAACCCATTTTTTCCGTTTTTTTTGAAAATTGCAGCATTATGGTCTAAAACCCATTTTGGAAAATCCTGTTTCCCAAAAATCCCAGGGTTTTGAGAAATTGGACATTTTTTTTGTCCATTTTTAACTTTCGCAAACACTTTTGGACTCGAATAAATTCCAAAAATATATATTATTCTAAACGTAACTTAAAGAAAGTTGGCGGGCGGCTTTAACTCCTTGAACTCTTGATTTTGTTTCTATAACATTATTTGAAGCATCTTCTGCTTTTAACGAATTTTTTGTTATGACGCCATAACACCAAGTTATCTTTATAAACCTTGTTGCAATTTTTGAATGCAAATTTGGAGCTTATTTTGCTGATTTTGTCATTGCTAACATTGACAATCGTTGATTTTTTGATGTTTTGCTGACAAATTGTGATTATCAAAATTGCTTTTCTTGCTCGTACTATAGTCACAACATTTACATTAATAACACGGGCTTAATTTTGGCTTAAAATCATTGACAATCATTGCCAAAAATAGCAATAGAAAATCTGCCTAATTTATTTCCCCCAAAAATAGACAGTATCTTAAAAGTAACTTAAAGAAATGGGCTGGACGGCTTTAAGTTGTTTTGGAGTATATATTATGCTATAAAAACACATAATATAAATAAAATGCACAATTTATGTAGCGTACATGAGACCACAATTTCCACCAACAAAGGTTATCATGTTTATTCTCTCTTCAAATACAGTTAAATCAAAGTTATAATCATAGATTCTCCAGGTTGGTTTGTTAATGCCAATAATATTTTTGCTCACAGGATCACAAATCGCCAAGGATTGTGCATAAGGATCTACTGTTGGAATAATGGTGGAAAACTCTAATTCAATGGTAGTGAAACGACTCATGTTAATTGCTCCGGCGGGTTGCGTGTCCAACGGGGAATTTGTCATTCCAAAACTATAAAAATAAACACCATCTGGCAAATTACTACCCGTTCTTAACCATTTTTCAATATAGTTATAAACGCCGTTGGGCTGGTCATTCTCTCTATAGGAACCATCCAACAGAATTCCCATAGCCGTTAATATAGTGCTCTGATTTTCCAAGTTGAAATTTCCAGTAACATACCAACCCGTTAAATCACCATTTGCATTCACCCCAGGACCAATGTTTGTAGTATTAGTTGTGCCGTCAGGATTTATGCGAGTAATAGGAAAGAACCCATCCGTAGGTGCTGGACTAATATCATAAGGCAGATAATTGTAAGGCCAATTAGAATAATTTGACCATTCATTACGCAAATTTACATCACTTCTCTGGAAATAAAACATATAATTAGATACCATACCCAATGAATCTAATTGAACTTTATTAGTCCCAGTAACATTGTAGAATTTTTGTTGTCTCACTTGTTTAAACAAATACTTTTGTTCTTGAAGAGCAAATAATCTTGATTCTTCGTTGGAGAGGAAACAATAAGTGCAATTTAAGTGAACATCTGCATTCCAAAGTGTGCGAGTGTCTGTATAATCATTTATGCCCAATTCGACAGAAGGTGGCGTCTGTAAAAATCGGTAAAATTGCATATACCATTGATTAAAATTTGGGGCAACATATGGATAATTATTTTCGCTGTCAAATACATCGCGAATACGGAATAATTCTTGAATAGGCCTCATCGTAACATTAATGTGCAATTCATTATATTGAAGCGCGACAAGAGGAAACGCCATTTGTGTTTTATAATTAAACCAACTACCAATTGGTATGTATAAAATTCTACCACGAATGGATGGTTCAGCGCTCGCGGCGTCACCTGCATAATATGCATTAGGATAAGAGTTAACGCGAGCTCCAGAGTTGGCTGGGTCGTTTAATGCGGGAACATTTCCAGTCATGGCGTCAAATAGTGTCTTTTTAGTTCCTCCAAGCTCTCTTTCTACAAGTAGTTTAATATAATCTCCGGTATATTCTTGCAATGTTTGATTTCCACATGTAATGGTAATGCGAGATATCATTAAAGACCCCAAGTTATCAATCCATTTAAAACCGTAAGGAACCCAAACGCCACTATTATTCATTTGAGACATTTCATCTGTATTGGGAGGCATAATTGGGCTCCAAATGTTCGGTATTTCCACACTTAAATAACAATCCATCAATAAATCGGCATATCTAGGTATTTTAAAAGTAAAATTTGATTCTTCTGACAAACGCAATGTTCTTGAACCATCAAAATCAACGCGAAATTTTTGCATGCCAAAATTTGTATAACGAGCATATGTCGCTTTAAAAAAAGTTTTTGATGGGTTTCCATTTAATATAATATTTTGTTGGCCTTCACTAACTAATTGCATTAATCCGCCAGCCATAATTTAGATATATTATACATATAATATATTTTTAACTATTTTGATTGTTTAATTATATTATTAAATCAGTATATTATTAAATCAGTATAATATAATAGACATGGATGCAAGTAGAAAAACAACAAATATGATGAACGCTATTAAAAAACTTAATGAAAATTTTGTTACTTATATGTTATTTGCCATGATAATACTGATTGTAATAATAATCTTATGGTATTATTTTTATATGAGAAATTTAGTAAACCGCGAATGTTCTGCCATGGATAGTTTATTCTCTACATTAAATGGATCTATTAAGACTTTAAACTCTAGTGATCCAAATTGCAAATATACATTTAAAGATTACTATATTAAAACCGCTTACAATTGTTGCAGTCCAGGAACATATAAAAATGATTATGTATCAACATGCGCCCTAAAAGATGTATTAAAGCAAGGAGTGCGTGGATTAGACTTTGAGGTTTTTTCAATGGGTGACCAACCTGTGGTGGCGACATCTACCGTTGATAGCAATTATATTAAGGAAACATATAATTATGTTCCTTTTTCGGAAGTTATGAACATTATCACAAATTATGCGTTTGCTACAAGTACCGCACCAAATTCAAAGGACCCAATTATTATGCATATAAGATTTAAAAGCTCAAATCAAAAGATGTTCCAAAATTTTGCAAACTTGATAAAAAACTACGATCGCTTCTTTTTAGGACCAGCGTATAGTTTTGAACAGAATGGTACAAACTTTGGAAATACACCCTTGTTGGATTTAACAAAAAAGAATACAATTGTTTTAATCGTTGACAAGTCGAATAATTCATTTATGGACTGCAAAGATTTTTACGAATATGTGAACATGACGAGCAATTCAATTTTTATGCGAGCATTACACTATTACAATGTTAAAAATACACCCGATTTATCAGAGTTACAAGAATTTAACAAGCAGAATATGAGCATTTCTATGCCAGATGTTGGTAATGATCCCGTGAATCCAAGCGCCATAGTTTGCAGAGAAACTGGATGCCAAATGATTGCAATGATGTATCAAAAGAATGACACAAATTTACAAGAGAATAACGCCTTTTTTGATAAATCAGGATATGCGTTCTGTTTGAAACCTGAGAGGTTAAGATATATTCCAGTGGTTGTAAAAACGCCTGCTCCACAAAATCCGGCGCTTTCTTTCCAAACAAGAAGTGTCAAGAGTGATTACTATGCTTTCAACATTTAATCCAACCTTACCGAAGGCACCGTTGGTGGAGAAAGTTGAGCAAACAAAAATAAAAATTATTGCATTATGAAAAATAAAATAATACAATAATATAATA